CCCATCGTATTGACATTGACAGTTCATGTCAAGCCCCTAAACCAAAAATAATTCAAAAAGTCTGTTGTATTTTCGCAACAAAAATAAATTGAAATTACCGCTTGACGCTATCAAAAATGAAATTTAGAATTTTTCGCGCAGGGGTGCGTCCGCGTTTTTCTGCATCCCGACACAAAAGCCGCTCACTTTAGCGGCTTTTTTTACATTCACAGGAGCCGCAATGGAGCGCATCACAATCGAAGTTGCCGACGACGGACGCGTTACCGTTATGGCTGAGAGTCCCGACGAAGAGATGGAAACCATGGAGTTCGACAACGTCGAGGACGCAATGCAAGCCGTCAAAGGTCTGATCATGGATCAGGAGATGGACCAAGAGATGGAAGAAGAACCCGATATGAAGTCGATGTGGAACGAAGAAGCAGCAAAACGCCCGACCAACCCCAACATGATGGAGTAAACCATGCAGAACTACAGCAAACCAGAAAGCCGTAACACCATGCGTGCCGCAGGCGGCATGTCGATCAAAGACGGCGGCGCAATCCCCGGCCCCGTTGGCAGCAACCAGACCCAAGGCAAGGGCGAAATCCCCGGCAAAGTATCCGTGCCAATGCCCGGCACCGACAAGACTCAGCCAGCCTACAAGGGCGGCATGAAGGGTAATATTCCCGGCTTCCAAGGCGGTGAGATTCCCGGCAAGGTGTAATCATGGCAAAACCCGGCCTGTACGCAAACATCAACGCAAAGCGCGAACGGATTGCTGCAGGCTCGGGCGAACGTATGCGCAAAGCCGGCAGCAAGGGTGCCCCGACTAAAGCCGACTTCGAGGAGTCAGCGAAGACGGCGAAGACGGGCATCCTCCGCAAGGCGATGGGGAGCAAGTAATGCCAAGCAAAACACCAGCACAAGCCCGCATGATGGCAGGGGCTGCGCACGATCCCGAGTTTGCAAAGAAGGTCGGGGTTCCTCAGTCTGTGGCAAAAGACTTTAATGCTGCGGACAAGGGCGGCGGTTTGCTGAAAAAGGCGATGAGTTATGGCCCGAAAAAAACCAGCAGCAAGGCTTGATGAGCTGAACGGCGCACCGCCGAAGCTTGCTTCGCCCGAGGATTTGGAAGTCGTCACGCAACGTGGCGGCTACACGAATGCAAGACGAACCAGCTCCGGCCTGCGCCATCCGCTGAAGATCAACCTGATGGCCGTGTCTGAAGCATTGGTCGAAGAGGGCCTCGATCCAGCGGTCGAGTTCGCACGCATTCTCAAAGGCCGACCACTGGTCGATGAGGACGGCAATGCGGTCATGGACCCGGTGACGGGCCAACAGGCACGTCGGTACGATCTTGATGCTGACGTGCGTGTTCGCATGCTGTCCGAGATTTTGAACTACACGCAACCGAAGCTCAAAGCCGTCGAGGTCAAGATGTCCGGCAGTCTGGAGTTGACCAGCGAACAGCTTGACCAGCGGCTGGGTGCTTTGCTGCAGAAGGCAATGAAATGAATCTCGCCGGCATGAACCTGTCGAGGCTGGACGACGCCGAGAAGCGTGAGCTATACGAGCTGCTGCGCCTGAAGGACATCAGGGCCAAGCGAAACAAGCTTGCAGCCTATGCGCCTTACGCCAAGCAGATGGAGTTCCACGAAGTCGGGTCCGAGTTCCGCGAACGCTTGTTCATGGCAGGCAACCAGCTTGGCAAGACATGGGCCGGTGCATTCGAGGTCGCCATGCACGCGACCGGCATCTACCCGAGCTGGTGGACTGGCAAGCGGTTCCCCTACGCGACTCGCGGCATGGTCGGGTCCGAATCAGCCGAACTGACTCGCAAGGGTGTGCAGCGTCTGCTGCTGGGGCCGCCAGAGATCAGGGAAGAGTGGGGCACCGGCGCGATACCGCATGCGAACCTGCGAGACACCAGCATGAAGCACGGGGTCGCTGATGCGGTGTCGAGCATTGTCGTTCGTCACGTCTGCGGCGAGGACAGCGTGATCCAGTTCAACAGCTACGATCAGGGCCGCACGAAGTGGCAGGCCGACACGGTTGACTACGTCTGGTTCGACGAAGAGCCACCGCTGTCGATCTACTCCGAAGGCTTGACGCGTACCAACGCAACAGGCGGTCTGGTGTTCGTGACCTTCACGCCACTGCTCGGTATGTCCGAGGTGGTGAAGCGGTTCCTGTTGGACAAGCCTGCGAGTTCGACCGTCACGACGATGACGATCAACGATGCGGAGCATTACACCCAAGAGCAGCGCGATGCGATCATCGCCAGCTACCCGGAGCATGAGCGCGAAGCGCGTGCGAAGGGCATCCCGATTCTGGGGTCTGGCCGTGTGTTCCCGATCGCCGAAGACGCGATCAAGGTCACCGCGTTCCCGATCCCGCCACACTGGCCACGCATCGTCGGTCTGGACTTCGGTATCGACCACCCGACCGCTGTGGTCTGGATGGCATGGGACCGCGACGCCGATGTGCTGTACGTGACCGACTGCTACCGGGTCAAGGACCAGTCGATCGTGATCCACGCCGCCGGCATCAAGGCCCGTGGCGACTGGGTGCCAGTCGCTTGGCCGCATGACGGTTTGCAGCGGGATAAGGGAAGCGGCGAACAGCTGGCTTCGCAGTACAAGGCACAGGGCCTGTCGATGCTGAAGGACCGCGCCACGTTCGAGGATGGCAGCAATGGCGTTGAGGCCGGTGTGGCCGAGATGCTGTCACGCATGCAGACGCATCGCCTGCGCATCTTCTCCCATCTGGAGGAGTGGTTCGAGGAGTTCCGCCTGTACCACCGCAAGGACGGCATGATCGTCAAGATGACCGACGACTTGCTGTCTGCGACACGATACGCGATGATGATGCGCCGTCATGCCAAGACGCAGTCTGAGGCAGAGGCAAGAACGAAGATGACCCGAGGCAATGCACCTGTGTTGAGCTTCGGCGTACTTGACACCGAGATGGGGTATTGAGATGCCGAAGTTCGATCCCGAAGGTTCCGATTACGACTACGATACCGCCAAACGTGGCGGCCTCGGCCCGACCGGCACAGGCGAAAACGAAGGCCACTGGGGGTCTGTCACCCGTGCCAGCAAACAGGACCGGCAGCGGTACAAGCTGCCTGCTGACAGCTACATCGTTCTCAAGGGCAGAGGCCATGAGACGTGGGACAAAGCCGAAGAAGGCGAGAAGGCACGGGGTGCAACCATCATCAAGATGGGCGACCGTTACTTCTCGGTGCCCGAGAAGTGGGCCGCTGAGAAGCAGATGTGGGACCAAGAAGCGGTTAAACGCGAGGAGAAAAAGTAATGGCCGGCATCAACCCGTATGACCTGAACCCGAACAAAATGGCGAACGCCATGGGCAATGGCTTGACCTCCCCGCAGAACGTGATGCCGGTTAGCAATAACCCACAGAATTCGCAGCTAACTTCGTCCTATTCGACTTTGCAAAACCAGCAGGCAATTCAGAATCAGCAAGTCGCTGGCGCTGTGGCAGGGCAGCCGATGACCTATGGCACTCCGCAGATGAACGGCAACGCCACGTCTGGCATCATTGCAAATCAAATGCGATCGCGTGCAGCCCCAGTTGCGCCAGCTACCCAGCAGCAATCGGGCATGCAACTGCAGCCGCAAAAAGGACTTCAACCCGGTCAGGCGTCAGCCAATGCCTCGCCCAAGATGACGGTTTACTAAGGACTCACGATGGAATTACAGCCACAGCAAATCGACGTAGAGATCGAAGAAGTCGAAGAGATCGATCCCGAAGTTGAACGCGAGAAAAAAGAAGAGCGCCTGCAAGCCTTTGGCCGCACCCTGTCCAAGCAACGCGACGAATGGGTCCGCGATCGCTACAGCTATGGCGTAGACAAGCGTTGGCTTGAGGACGAAGACCAGTACAACAACAAAGACAACATAGCCAAAGCAGCGAGTCAGATGATGACTTCTGTTGAGCAGGGCTATCCAGTGACGACGCAGATGGCGAAACCCCATCGCTCGACCGTCTTCATCGGCATGACGCGTCAGAAGACCAACGCAGCAGAGGCGCGAGTCGCCGACATCCTGCTGCCGACTGACGACAGGAACTGGGGCATCACGCCAACGCCGAACCCCTACCTGATGAACATGCTGAAGGATGAGCGGGCGGCGACAGACGCCGGCCCAGCCGGCCAGCAAATGGGCCAGCAGCCGGGCTTGCCAATGCCACAGGACGGCATGGCACCGCCGCCACAGGGCGCTATGGCACCGCCACAGCCCACCATGGCACCGCCGGGTATTCCGGCACCACCACAGCCGGGCACGGCCCCTGAAGCCGCTACAGGGCTTGCTGCCATGGCGATGGGACCACAGGGTCCGCAGCAGATCACCGACCAAGGCGGTCAGCCGATGCGCATGAAGGACATCGCCAGAGAGGTGATGAACCTTGCCAAGAAAAAAGCCGAGGCGATGCAGCGCGAGATCGAAGACCAGCTGACCGAGTGCGACTACAACAGCGAATTGCGCAAGATGCTTCACGACGCAGCCGTGTTCGGCACAGGCGTCATCCGTGGTCCGATCGTCACCAACCGCACGCGCAAGGCGTGGCAGCCCTACACCGATGCACAAGGGCAGCAGGTTCACCAGATCGAGATCGTCGAGGAGCTGGCACCTGCTTCGTTCCGTGTCGATCCGCATAACGTGTGGCCTGACCCGGCCTGCGGCGAGAACATCCACCACGGTAAGGGCATCTACGAGCGTGAGCAGATCACCGCAAAACAGATTCGTGAGCTGGCCAAGCAGCCGGGGTTCATGAAGTCACAGCTGCGCAAGGTGCTGGAAGAAGGACCGAAGCGGTCGCACACCATGGAAGAGCTGCGGGATGACGACCAGCGTGATGTGGCGCGTGACCTGTACGAGATGTGGACCTACTGGGGCGAGGTCGAGCATGATGACCTCGACGCTGCAGGCGTCCATGTTGGCGACAAGGATGAGTTAAAGAGCATCAGCGCATGCGTGATCATCATCAACAGCACCGTCGTTAAAGCCTTCCTGAACCCACTGGAAGGCGGCGACTTGCCGTATGACTTCTACGTCTGGGAGAAGGTCGCCAACAGCGTCTGGGGCTACGGTATCCCTTACCTGATGCGTTCCCAGCAGAAGGTGCTAAACGCTGCATGGCGTCAGATGATGGACAACGCAGGCGTGTCCAGCGGCCCGCAGATCGTCATGAAGCCGAACGTCATCCAGCCGGCTGACAAGCAGTGGCAGCTGTCCAGCCGCAAGATATGGTACGCAACCGATGACGTGGACGATGTGTCGAAAGCCTTCGCCACGTTCGAGTTCAACAGCCATCAGGCCGAACTGTCCGGCATCATCAAGATGGCCACAGAGCTGGTCGATCAAGAGACTGGTGTGCCGACCATCCTGCAAGGCGAGAAGGGTGCAGCGCCTGATACCGTTGGCGGCATGCAGATGCTGATGAACTCAGCCAACGTGGTGTTGCGCCGTCTGGTCAAACAGTTCGACGACATGGTCACACGTCCGCACATCCGTCGCTACTACGACTACAACATGCTGTACAACGAAGACGAAGAGGTCAAGGGCGACTTCAGCATCAACGCACGCGGCTCTTCGGCGCTACTGATACGTGACATCCAGAATCAAGCATTCCTGAATTTACTTGCCGCTGGTGCTAACCCCATCTACGGCATGTATCTTGACACCGAGAAGCTGTTCCGCAAAGCACTGCAAGCGCAGCACGTCGATCCAGCCGAGGTCTTCAAGTCGGACGAAGAGATCGAGCAGATCAAGGAGCAGATGAAAGCCGCTGCGCAGCAGGAGGCTCCGCCTGATCCGCGCATCGAAGCTGCCAACATCCGCGCTCAGACCGACTTGCAGAAGGCGCAGTTGCAGAACCAAGGCGACATGGCCGAGATCGAAGCACGCATGCAGAAGATGCAGCAGGAAGCGCAGATCAGAATGGCCGAGCTGGAGATGGAGCGCGAGGTCGAGATGTTGAAGATGGCCAACGCACAGAACCTGTCGCTGGAAAAGATCAAGGCACAGCTTGCAGATACGGCGATCAAAGAACGTGGCCGCAAAGAGCTGTTCGCTGCCGAACAGGATTTGAAGATGCGTATGGGATCAGGGATATAAGCCATGGCTCAAGTCGCCTTAAAGCGTGAGATTGAAGGCTATCAAGATGTCGTCAATCAATACCAACGCAATGCGCTGAAATACAGGAGCGCAGCGGCTGCGCATAACGCTACGGTGGATGCGTACAACAAGGCACTAGAGACCGGCATGGATAGGTATCCGGCTAATGAGATCAAAGGCTACGGCAACAAACCCATCAAATACACCGGCTACGTTGGCGTGGGCAGTCGGGTAGAACGTTTTTACGACCCTGTGTTTGACCCATCGGGGTCAAGAGCAATTCGAGCATCAGACATTGATAAAAATAAATGGGTCGTTGGAGCAGCACCCGGCGGTGGATACTACATCTACCGGAAATTGCCAACAGCACCCGGTCAGTTTACGCAGAAACCACCTACCGAGCCGGGGCCTAACCCTGCTAAAGATTACACAGCATCACAGCTTAAAACGCTTGATGAACCTTCATTGACTGACATCGAGCGGAACCAGCCCTCCGGTTTGATTAGCACCGCATTTAACTCTTAAAAGGAAATAGACATGGCAATCATCGCAGCTACAACCGATCGCAACACCGCAGCAGGTGCTGTCCTCGTTACTTGGGACGCCATGGCAACGGGTGACTCCGGGGCACCGTTCGGTTTGAACGCAGCAGCCGACATCACCATTCAGGTGACCGGTACCTTCGGCGGATCGACGGTTACGTTTCAAGGATCGAATGACGGCACGAACTGGCATCCGCTGACACAGCGTGGCAGCACAACCAACATGGCTTACACCGCTGCAGCAAATCACATTTGCCAAGAGATGCCTGCGTTTATCCGTCCAGTAATCACAGCCGGTACAGGTTCAGCTTTTAAAGTTACCGCTGCAATCTTCTATCGGTACGCAAAATCGCCGCTTTGATGCAGCAAGACACGGCAAATTGCGGCAGGGCTATGCAAATAAAAATGTTGCACAAATCCTATGATAAAAGGTAGAATTTTTGCAGAGACCCTGTGTCCAAAATTTCCATAAAGCCAGCCTCGCGCTGGCTTTTTTATTATGATTAATTTCAATTCGCCAGAGTGGCATGTGATGCGTAGGTGGGCTGAAGAGCAGCTACGCAAATGCCGCGATAAGAACGACGCCGTCAACCTCTCCGATACCGAGACGGCGTTGCTGCGAGGTGAGATTCGATTCATAAAAAGATTTCTCGACTTGCCTAATGAGGCAACTCGGGGTGTGGTGGTTCAGCCGGACGAATAATCCCGCTTAACCGTTGTTCAAAGTCATCGAGAGATGGCTTTTTTATTGGAGAGCAAAGTGGAAGAAAACCAACTATCACCGGAGGAAGCACAACAGCTTTGGGATGAAGAGGCCGCAAAACTGGATGCTGACGATCAGTCCGCAAATCAGTCAATGGCCACAGCACCGGAAGACTCGCTGCTGGAAGACGAACCAATTGCTGAAGAAGCTGCACCCGATGTAGAACCGGAAGACCCACTGGCTGGTTTATCAGACGTTGTAAGAGCGAAGCTTGCTCAGATCGACGAACTGGCAACCGCCAATGCTCAACTGCTGCACCATGTAAAAACTGCCGAAGGTCGTGTGGCCGCGATGCAGCGTGAGTTCCAGCAAGCCCGAGTGGCGCAACAGCAAGTTGCCCCGCAAGAAGCTCCGTCTCAGGGACAGATCGTTAACGCAGCCAAGAACCCGGAAAAGTGGGAGCAGCTCAAGGAAGATTTCCCCGAGTGGGCTGGTGCGATGGAGGAGTATGTCGCATCTAAGCTAGGGTCCGTTCAGCCACAGCAGGGGCTTGATCCCCAGCAGGTTGCCGCATTCGTGCAGCAGCAGGTTGACCAAACCAAAGCAGAGATGAGGCAAGCCATCGAAGAGGCGCGTGTGGATGGCAAGTACGAGAACTGGAAGGACACCGTGAACACTTTAGAGTTCACGCAATGGTTCACCGTACAGTCGCCGGAAATTCGCTCTCTGGCAAACAGCGACTCAGCGCGAGACGCAATTCGTATGCTGGACATGTTCCACGAAACGAAGAAGCGTTCAGCGTCGGATATCAAACAAGAGCGTGGGCAGCGACTTGCTGCTGCCGCGACAACTCGACCCGGCCAGACACCGCCGCCCAAAACATTGGACGACATGTCGCCTGAAGAGCTTTGGAACTACGAAGCCGCAAAGCGCGAAAAGACTAAAGCGCAGCGCGGGTTTTAACTTAACTTAAAAGGAAATAGCAATGGCCATTCAAAATTACGGCACAGTTGCCTCGCGTAACCTTATTCGTGCGGCACAAGGCATGCTTGAGCATGCACAACCCATCACCGTTCTGGGCGACTTCGGTACCCAGCGCGAGATGCCGATGAACTCGACCGACACTCTGGTCTTCCGTCGTACACTGCCTTTCGGTGCTTCGACTGTTGGTACCACTGTTGAAGGTTCTGCACGTTATCAGGGCACACCACAGATCACAGCTTCGAACTTCGTGCTGGCTGAAGGCGTTACGCCTAACAGCAACACGATCTCGTTCCAAGACGTGACTGTCACCCTGCAGCAGTACGGCGTTCTGTTCAAGTACAGCTCGAAAGTTGAGCAGCTGTATGAAGATGACATCCCCGGCGAAATGGTCAAGCTGACTGGCGAGACTCTGGCCGAAGTGATGGAACTGGTTCGTTACGGTGTTCTGAAAGCTGGCTCGACTGTTGTCTACGCAAACGGCACCAGCCGCTCTGCTGTCAACACCGCGATCAGCCTGAACGCTATTCGTAAAGCCGCACGTACTCTGGAATCGAACCGTTGCCGTCGTGTGACTTCGCGTCTGGCTCCCGGCGTCAACTTCGCAACCCGTGCTGTGCAGCCTGCGTATATCGTGTTCTGCCACACTGATGCTGTTGCTGACATCCGTAACCTGCCCGGCTTCACCCGAGTTGAAGACTACGGTTCGTTCAAGCCTATCCACGATCGTGAGATCGGCGCATGCGAAGACTTCCGTTTCATCTCTTCGCCTTTGCTGACCAGCTTCGCTGGTTCTGGTTCCGGCACGCTGAACGGCATGCTGTCGGTTGGCACCTCTGCTGTTGACGTGTACCCATTCATTGTCATCGGTGAAGACGCTTGGGGTCAGGTTGCACTGAAAGGCATGCAGGCTATCAAGCCTGTCGTCCTGAAGGCATCGCAGACCAACCACGCCAACCCACTGGGCCAGTTCGGCTACGTTGGCGCTTCGACGTGGTTTGCTACTGTCCGTCTGAACGACGCATGGATGGCACGTATCGAAGCCGGTGTGACCGCTCTCTAATGACTAGCCGGGACTTCGGTCCCGGCGTCTAATGAAAAGGAAAACATCATGTCAGCAGAATCAGTAAAAGAACGGATGATCGGCGTTACCGATGGTTTGACCAAGAAAGAACTGCAAATCTTGGTTGGCGCAATCGTAGATGCTCTTCAAGTCATCACAGCAAAGATGGATGCGGATGGTTTCGGTGATACCGATTACGCTGCAACCCTCGCTCTCTACATCACGGATTAAGGAGAACCACCATGTCATACAATATTGAACAAATTAACAGTGGCTTTCAGTCACTGACTGCGGCTGGCCTTGCAGAAGGTACCAACGCAAACACCTACAAGACCACGGCTACTTTGGCTTTCACCATCAACGGTGTGTTCAAGTCCAAAGGCGCTACCGACAACATCGCCATGACGGCTGCTGCAGGCACCGTTCCTCCTTCCAGCGCAGCTCTGTACGCTGTCTGGATCGACACCAACGGTAACTTCAGCAACACCCGTGGTCCAGTTGTTGACGCTGCTGATCCTTGCCCAGTCCCAACCCAGACCACCGCTAACGTGGCACTGGTTGGCCTGATCAAGGTCGTGACAAACAGCTCGACCACCTTCACCCCCGGCAGCACCGATCTGGGCAATGCAGGCGTCACTGACACCTACTTTGACTGTTCAGTCATGCCGGGTGCAGCACTGTAAGGTTGCCGTCTCCTCCTCTCCGAGGGACCCCTTTGGAAGGCCACTCCGGTGGCCTTCCTTTTTTGACGGCTTGTTTTTTCAACGTAAGGAGAATGGCAAATGAGTAAAAATAAAATGACAGGGATCGAGATTAACGACGATACCCCGACAATCGAACCTGTAGCGGCTGTTAAAGATTTTCGTGAGTTGGCAGCAGAAGAATCTTTCATGAACGAAGTGGTCACTGTTCTTGTTCATGCGACGACTGACGAAAACCAATCGCCTCACGTCATTGTGAATTGCAACGGCATGAATCAACCGATCATCCGTGGCGTTCCAACCGACGTGAAAAGAAAGTACGTAGAGATTCTGGCACGCATGAAAGAGACGCGTTACAGCCAACACGTACACAACCCAGCGGCTCCTGATCAAATCGAGATGCGTGCCCGTCACGGCTTGTCATATCCATTCGATCTGGTGGAAGACAAGAACCCCCGTGGTCGCGCATGGCTCAATCACATATTGGCTGAACCCGCATGAATTTCCTACAGCTAGTCAACCAGCTGCGCGTCGAGTGCGGCGTCTCTGGACCACCGTTAGCTACCGTTGCCGGTCAACTTGCCGGCAGCGAAAACGCACGCATGGTCACATGGATTCAGCAGGCTTGGAATGATATCCAGACAAGCAAGGAAGACTGGCTGTTTTTGCGGGAACCCGTTGTATTTAACACCGTTGCTCTGCAACAAATCTACACACCGGTGGAAGCCGGTTTGACCATGGCCACGTTCGGAAACTGGAAGCGTGACAGCTTCCGGTGTTCGAGCGTGGGGTCGAACTACACCGATGAACAGTTGATGAATTACATGGAGTGGACAACGTTCCGCAACCTGTACATCTACGCCAACATGCGCTACACCTACACGCGCCCTGTTGTTGTCACTATTGATCCGCACAAGAACCTCGGCTTTGGTGCGATACCCGACATCCCCTATGTGATCACTGCCGAGTATTACACTCAGCCGCTTCAGCTGACCGTTGACGCTGATGTGCCGGCTCTACCAAGCCGCTTTCACATGGTCATCGTCTACCGGGCGATGATGTATTACGCTGGCTATGAAGCTGCCCCTGAAGTCATGTCTCGCGGTGAGTTTGAATACAAACGTCTTTCCTCACGCATTGACATTGACCAGCTCCCAACAACGGTTAGCGGACCGCCTTTGGCGTAAGGAGACGCAGCCATGCCAATGCCTGC